GCAGTTTACCACCTCGGCAGCGCCGCCGTTGGGATCACCGGGGAACATAAGCCCATTTGAAAACTTTTCATCCAGCTCCCGGATCTCCCCGTCAACCCGCCTGTGGGATTCCCTCGTTCTGCCGTCAAGAGCAGCGTCCCATTGCTTCACAATGTCTGCGCCTTTTTCCTTTGCCCGCTGCTGGGCATTGACTGCGGATGTCTGCTGTATCCGGTGGCCTTCCGTCCGGGCTATGGTCTTGGTTCTGGATAATGGAGCGCCGGACACGTTTCTTATGTTTCGGGCAATGTCCCCATAGCCCATTCCGGTTGCTATGCCCCGGCTGATCTCCTGGGTGATGGTCTTTTTCAGTCTGGCCACATCCACGCCCAAATGCGTATACAGGCCATTGCTAACCTTGGAATCCGTCAGAATAGCATTGACCGCTGCCGCCTGGTCAATGGGAAAGATTATCGGAATCCCCTGTTTGGCTATGTCGTACATGGTGCCGATATAGCCGGTTTCGTAGCAGCTATGCAGGTATTTGTCAATGGTGGCGTAATTGTCACCGTGCATCTTGTCAAGGATGCTGCCCACCTGCCCCTGCAAAGCTTGCTGATACTGCTGCTGATAGACCTTTGACCGCTTCCGGGACTGCAACAGGGCCTTTGTGGCATCGTCAAGCCCATCCTGGGACAACGCCTGATCCAGCAGGTCAATGTCTGCCTGGAACAGCTTAATCTTTTGATTGATGTCCGCAAGCGCCCTGGCATACTGTCTTTCAAGCTCCTTCAGTGCTTCTTCCTCAGACCCCAGCAGGGATTCAAGGACTTCTTTTTCCCACCGGTTCACATCACATCACCTTCCGGCTGAATCCCCTCAAGCGCCGCCTGTGCTGCCGCCGTAGGATCTTCTTCAGGCGTTGGAAGCTTGTCCTTTATATCGTCATAGTCCAGTTCCAGCGCTTCGCATATCAGCTGCATGGTCAATTCCTGACCCAGCAGGGTTGCGGCATTCTGGATGGTTGTCACCTTCGTCTGCTGCTCCTGGGCCTTTGTAAGGTCAATCTGGGCGTTCTCCTGTGCATTGGTGATGATCTCCCGGTCAAAGTCAAAATAAACATCCTTCTGCTCATAGTCCGTGCCCTGGGTATCGTTGATTTCCTTCAGAACCAGCTTCAACAGCTTCCGCATGAACTGAAGCAGGAACGGAAGAAGGCCGTCACACTTCAGATCAAGGTTCGCATAGGCGCTCTTGATCGCAATGGATGTGGTGGCGCTGGTGTCCTTCAGGGATTCCGTGTTCACTCCCTGCCCAAAGCGGAAAATGTTCTTTTCGTCCACTTCCATCTTGATTTTCCGGGCTTCCACCGGAATATCCACGGTCTTGATATCAACGCCGCCGTCATCATCAACGCCTATGTGCTTTTTGGCCTTGATATTCACCATCAATTCATCCAGATTGTTACCTTGGAAACCACGCACGACATACAGCGCTTCGTTTGTGTCTTGAATGTTGTTTGAAAGACCGGCGTTCATCAGGTCATAGTCATCAATCAGCGCCTTGATGGGCTTCAGGCAGGAAAACTGCTTTTTGCCGTTGTCCAGACGGAAGAAGGGGATCATGCCGTAATCGTCATAATAGGTGCTTTCGTCCCCGTCCTTCTTGTAGATGATGTGGGGCCGGGGATTATGATCCACAGATTCATCCGGCACAATGGCCCCGTCATCCACCTGGCAATAAAACCAGGTCTGCTTATCGTCCCAAACCTGGATACGCTTGATCTTTTTGTTGTCCTTGCCTATCCGGTCAACGTACCAGAAGATCACATAGGCGCAGCCGTCATCCGTTTCCTTTTCCCGGACTTCCACAACGCCTATGCTGTCAGCCGTCTGGAAGGCCGTTCTATCGCTTTCGTCCTTATAGGCATACATATATTCAAAACCCTTGGAAACGGCCCCGGAAAGCAGTTCTGAAAGCTCTGCAGCAAAGCTTTCGTTCTCATTGAAATATGCGTCAAGCTCCGTCTGAAGCTCCGGTATATCAGACTTGACAAAACCGCCTTTGCCGGAAAGCATATACTGCGCTTGCTGATCCACCAGCAGCCGGAAAAATGGGTGGGAAATCTTGATATTGCTTTTCGTGGTATCTTCACGCAGCTTCCCATCAGCATCAATGAAGAAAATCCGATAGTCTTTGATATCGTGATCCGCTTCATAATAGCGCCGCCCTTCCATTGCCCGGCGTTTTTTCATGCTGGCAGCGTCCTTGTCAATGAATGTTTTGATCTCTGAAACAGTAAGCATTTAATCACCTACATTCTGTGTTGTATTTATATTAAGTCAGCCATTTTTTCATCTTGCGCCAGCCTTCCACGCCGTACCGCAGCGCTGCCATAGCGTCATCCTGAAATGGCACAGGCTCATCTAGGTATTCCCCGGTTCTTTCGTCCTTTTTCCATTTCCATTGCTGCAATTCCTTGATGGTATTCACGCAATGCGGATGGACGTATATTTTCCGCTGCTTCAGCCAGTCAATTTGTGCCTTTACTGATCCGGCAGAACCGCCCTTGTCCACGCCCCTGGCACGGAACCCGGCTTTCTGCCACATCTTGATTCTGTCCGGCTCTGCGGAATCACACCACATCTGTTTTTTGCTGGGGACATCCATGTCCTTTGCAAGCTGGATGATCTCTGAAGTGTCCTTTTCAAACACATAGATTTCTTTCAGGATGGAAATGTCATCGTCCTTTATCCCCAGAAGCAGGATTGCGTTGGCGTGGTTAAAACCGAAGTCCTGCCCGATTGCTACATCGTCGTAATCATTCAGATTTACGCTGACTTCTTTGATCTCCCAGTTGTGAAGGATCAGACCGCCGATCTCGCCCCATTCACCTACAATTTTGTTACGAACAAGCCGCTTCCGCTTGCTCTCTGTATGTTTCCATACAGTTCAGACTATATCTTGACTTCGTAAGAAGCCCCTGCTGTTTCAGATTCGCTTGAATCTTACTCTACTCGCTTCCACGAAAAAAGCACCGCTTTTCAGCAGTGCTTTTAGTGTGCTTTCGATAGTCGTTACACTCAAACAATGTATTCCCAACGGAACCCGCAGGAAGAAGCAGACCGACCTTTTAAGCACGCCCGTATTGCATCGGCGTTACCTTTCAGTTCTCTTGCCGCTTCTTCTATGCTTTGATACTCAACGACAGCTCCCGTCTTTTTGTTTATGCCTCTGATCGGCTTGCAGCCTTTAGGCTTTGAAAGTCCTGTTTTGTACGCATGATTTGAATTTTCACTGCAAGTACACCATTCAAGATTTTCAACGCTGTTATTCATCCTGTTCCCATCTTTGTGATTAACCTGCGGTTTTCCATCAGGGTTCGGAATGAATGTTTCAGCAACAAGTCTGTGTATCATCTTAACCTGTCTTTTGTTATCCTTCCACAGTTCAACATGATACATAGGTTTAGGATGCCGTTTTGTGATTTTTGAAGAATGCAGTGTCAGTATCTTTTCATTGAATGTCCTGTCCCAATCATTATAAGATTTAACCGTCCGCTTCAATGACTTTACTTTACCTGTGTTCGATACCTCATACAATCCTTCATAGCCTTCAACTGGTTTCCATATTTCTTTCATATTGTCACCCCTTATTATATTACCATATAATTTATGGGATGTCAACATTTACATTGTTTTAGCTCGGGGTTACCCTCGCCTTTCGCGTTAGGGCTTTCACCGAATTAAGCAGGTTTTACATGACCTTAGTTTTTTATGTTAAGCCATAAATTCTATATCCTTCGGGGTCTACCAACCTTCGCCGCTCCATTCGTTGTCGATATGCGTCATCAATGAAATGGTTCATCAGGTATGTGCTGTGGTGTGTCAGAACGTTGTCATCTGGCATATCAAAAAAGACCTTCTTTATCCAGTGGTTTTTGTTCACCGGATTGAAGGTCATTCTGATCTGATAAAATTGACCGGGCGGCAATTCGCCACGCAAACGGTCATCGATGATTTCAACGTCAGCCTGTGTCAGCTCCGTTGCTTCCTCGCACCAAACATCTGTCAATTTCCCCCGCTGGAATGTGATGGACTTCAGCTTTTCACGCTGCTTGTCATCGTTCATGCCACGGAAGATGATCTTGTTTCCGTTGGCCTTGCAAGTGAGCTGCAAAGGGGACATATTGATTTGCCAGTACCGTTCTGCCTTATCGCCAAACATACGGTAAATAGCGCCGGTCAGCTCTGCAAAGGTGCTGTCCCGGTTTGTAATATCGGATTTCCGGATGCAGACCAGGTTCCGGCCCTTATCCTGCATCAGACGCAGGATGTAGTTCTGGGCCGTGTCAACGGATTTCCCGGAACCAGCTAAGCTGAACCTTTCATCACAATGTATCTTTTTTCGCTTCTGTCAACTTCTTTGAAGCAAGGATTCATCTTGACTGAAATGTTCATACGGCATCACCACCTTTTTCAATGGCTGTAACAGTGAAGCCGTGTCTATTTGTGAGGAACTGATTGAACCGAATGTTTCTGACCGTCTTTTCGTTTATGCCTAACGCTTCAGCAGCTTCCTTGTAGCCACGAAAAACGCCAATTAAAAAGTCGTCCTTATCTCTAACTTCCAGAGTAAGAACGACTTTGCTTGCAGCCTTTATTGAATTGGCAAGAACCTGTTTTCTGAACACCGGATTGTTTTCAAAGCAATGCTTTGTATTTCCGCTGACTGTTGTCCATTCAAGGTTTTCAGCGTGGTTATTTGTCTTGTTTGAATCAATGTGATTCACCACATTGCAACCGTCCGGCTTTTCACAGAAATATAGTGCCACAAGCCTATGCACCCTTTCAGAAACCAACTTCTTGTTTGGCTTCATCAGATTAAGGCACAAATAACCTGTTTTCTTCAGTTGTGGCTTCATCATGCTTTGCGTTGCGACATTCCAAATCCTGCCGCAATTGCTCACCTGATACCGTCTGCCATAGCCTTCGATCTCTTTCCAGAGTTCGTTTTCAAAATCCATTGAAAACACCACCTTTTTTTAATTTATGTTCACAAAGCATCAGCCGCCTTGAACGCTTCAAGCAGCTTCGGAAACTGAATTGCAATCCAATCAACCATTTCTTCATTCTGCGCCCAGGTGGAATTCTCGGCCAAGCCGCTTTCAAAAAGAAAAGCATGAATGATCTCATGCCGCTTCACTTTGTTTGTCTGAACTTGTAAATTCGCTTTGCATGTAGGATCATCCCCGCTTTTGCTGTATGATTCTGCAAACAGTTCCTTTGTGGTTTCGTCACAAAAGCCATCACACCCATCCAGACGGGAGCATTCATCATCGTTGCACACTGTCAGCGTGTATTCGGCGCCCAGCACATTGATTTTCTTATTTTCCATCTTCATCACCATAGTCCACCGTAATGTTCAAATCCATGTCAGCTTCAACTTCCAGCTTATCTTTGAACATTCCAAGGTGTCTGCCCAAAAGTTCAAGGCTTGCTTTCTTGTCATACAGTTTTATTTCTCTTTCTGTGCCAAACTCAGACGGCTTTATCTTAACAGACTGGATGCAAGCCAAATCTTCGTCTGTTGCGGATATCCTAACAGTTGCGTTTTCAAGATCAACCACATCCGCAATATTGACAAATGCCAGCTTAGCCAGCTCCTTAACAACTCTGTCCTGATTAATTCCTGTCCTTTTTGACCTTTCAGCCATTTCCCGTGCGATTTCATCCGAAACCTTAACAATTGTTAACAGCCTTGACGCTGCCTGTTCTGCCGTTCTCGGAGAATACCCGGCTCTGATTGCGGCCTGGGTAGCATTCAGGTCAATCAGGTATTCGTCACAAAATCGCTGCTGCTTTGCTGTCAGCTTCGCCACAATCATCACCGCCTTTCTTTATTTCTGTAAAGAAAAAGCAGCGTTATTAATACGCTGCCTTATAACAATCAAAATATTTTTTTCTCCTCTTATAAATTTCCTTCTTGTTCGTTTGAAAACTTAAGAAGATACCACAGAGAATGCACCATAACTCATCTAATTCTTGTTTTCCCGCTCAAGAAGTTCAGGGTGGATCAAGTCCTTTGCCTTAGGTTCAAAGAGTTTATCGAACAGTGCTTTGTTGCGTTGCTTGGCATCTTTAATCAACTTATCGTACGAAATAACTTCGATATATGTTCCAACCGCCTGATTATATCCAAAATAACCTTCTCTATCTTGGGTCGGAACTAAACCTGCTCTTGCAGCACTTTTCTGAAGAGTAGGAGTAATGTCTGCTATAACATAACAATAGAAAGCAACCTGCTCAATGTTTCCGAATCCACGCCCGTTTGCTTTTTTAACCCGACCTGCTTTAATATCCATTACATAGTTATAAACCTGTGTAATTGGATCTCTTTCTTTGTTTGCAAGATCATTTCTCTGTGGTCGCTTTAGCTCTACAATTGTGATAGAATTTATGTTTTCTGAATCAGCAGTATATGATAACGCCGCATCAAATATAGCTAAGTCCATTCGTTTGTCTACGTCATTTTTCAAAACTGGAATAGCATTTATTTTCTTATCCGAGGCAAGGAAATGATGATACGCAAGTCTATCATCAATTAGCCACAGATTCATAGCATCCAATTCTATTTCATTGGATGTCGCTCGCATTGGGCAAATAATGCTATGAATACGGGATTCTTTACTATATTTGCCTTTGTCATCAACAGTTAAGGCGTTATCAAGCAATTCGATAACTGCTTTCCTCCGCACTACATATTCTGCCAAACTTGCCCGGCTTAGATCAGTAATATTTTTACAGTACTCATCAAAAAGACTTTGAAAATTTGGGTCTGACGTTGCATCATCTTTGACCTTTTGGTCAATGTCACTCTTTTTCTTCGCAGTATCGAGTTCCCATTGCTGTTGATGTTTATAGAGTTCCAAATCCAATTTATCATTGGGCAAACCAACAGGGATTTTTCCGTATACTTCAGGATGTCTGTTCAAAAGCAGACGATATTGCGGGCATTTTGCTTGTACGAACTTGTCAATCTGGTTCTTTTTTTCGCATGCAACCTTATCGAGATCCTCTTTAAGGTATTCCCGGATACGTAATACAGCAGCATCAACTATCTCCGATTCAACGGCATTTTCGAAGAGGGTATTTTCTTCAAAATCAAAGTCTCCCCTCTCTGTATTTACAACCTCATCCAGATAATCACCAGTCAAATATCCCACATAGTAGTATGCATTGTTCTCGGATACAATTTTTTTCTTCATGTCCGGAATATAGGAAGATAAGGCATACGATTTCACTTCACGATTGTTTGCACAAAGATGAAGTTCGTGCTTATCTACCCCAGCAGCCAAGAGCATATGGTATATTGTGTACTGTTTTCCTTTTAACTCTATCCGGTCTTGATGAAGAGAATCCTTATATGTCAAGTTATAATAGTCATTAAGGTTATAGCTTTTGCCGTAATTATCGCTCAAAGTTATTTGTGGACAATTTCCAGTGATAAAGTAAGGCAGACAGTGTTCAATTATCTTTTTTACTAAACTCTCAAGAGAATTGGAAACTGCATCGCGATAAGTATCTATAAAGCCGTTCAGCGTAACGACTGTTTCGGGCACAGTAATTTCTTCTGTAAGCAGTGTAATATTCTTTTCTGGACTTACACCCGCAATGGAAAAATCGAAGGCTCTACGGCACCACCGTTCGTTCTCCATGAAAGTGCTTTTTACCGAAACACTTTTGAACGCTTTTAACCATAGAAATCTTCCAATGCCTTTGCAGCCCTTTTTTATTTTCAATTGCGAATATGCCTCCAAAAAGGAAGCGTAGTTTGTTGTATTAAACCCATTCCCGTTATCCGTGACAACGAAAGAATCAAAGTGTGCAGGTTCTTCAATCATCTTCCCGCTTTCATCTGCTTTAAGCTGAACAGCATCGAGGCGTCGTGCAATGATAGTAATCTGCTTGTCTGCCACATTACTATCCTCAAGTGACTGAATGGAGTTTATAATCGTTTCAAAAAGAGGCCATAATGCTTTTGATTTGGATAGTTTGATTTGTCCAACTTGACCAGCAACGTTTACAGTCATCTGCATTGTAGAAATCAGCTCCTTCATTAACAGCTTAAGCCGTTTACGTTCCTCTTTTAACGATTTCATTGTACTATGTCACACCCTCCATTTCAACATCATTAGAGGAAAAATGATGAATTTAATTATGTTTTTTCATCAATAATAGCCAGGTGATTATTCTCAACGTAATATTTAGGAACTTAGATTTATCAAAGCAATAAGCCAGACAAGTAAGGAGAACAATAACCCTGTCTGGCTTATCCAGGAGGAAGGAAGAACAGCAAAAAAACCACAACCTTCATCGGTCGTGGCTTCACACCCCATCTGCTATTCTTCGATTATAACGATATCACACGTTTATACTGAACTTCAATGCCCATCCCCTCTTTCTCTTTGTCATTTTTACAAAGAATTTTATTAAATGCTTGCAGTGCCCGTCCGTGAAGCTTATAAACCCCACGCTCATCTTCGAAATCCATGTCTTCTGCTATTTGCGGCCACGTTTTGAACAGCACATAGCGCTTGTACAAAACATCAAAATAGCGCTGGTTCTGGATCACGTTCAGCGATTCGCAGACCTCATTTCTGCAATCCACAAATCTGTCAATCTCTTTGTTGATTTCCTTTTGCAAGTCAACGATCCTTGCAACAGCATCCCCAATCTTATCCTGTGACCGGGAACCGCCACCGGCATCATCCCGCAGCGTTTGCGTGATCTTCGTGGCCATGGCTTCCAGCCGCTCCACTTCCTCCGTCTTGTTGTTTATGTGCGTATCGTATAGCTTGATACGTTTCAAATACGCCTTTGCATCAGTCATGTTGTCACCCCTTCATACATATCACGTTTTGCCATTCCGCACCTCCGTCATCATCTATCAAGGCTTAACCTCAATCGTGGGAAGTATTTCCGTGTGGAAATACAATTTGTAATGGTAAGGGTCAGTGTGCGTTCCCGTTATATCCTCCACAACGTACAGCGTGTAACTGTTCAGGTAGACGTAGTTCTTTTTGTATTCATTCGGGCCAACCTTGCACGTTACAACCAGCTCGCCGTTCCCGTTGTTGGATATAGACATATATCCTTCCACGTTTAGTATCACGTTATCTGTCCTGGCATTGTAGACGGTGATTCTCCGCTCTGATCCGAAATAATCTGCCTGTTTTGAAATGTTATAATTAACCTTCTCCGCTTCTGAGCAGCCAGCAAGGGAAACCGCAATGATCGCAAAAGCGACAAGAAATACCACGAGCGCAACAACCTTTACAACATTTTTCTTCATGTATCTTCTCCTTTTATTTAACAAATTTGTTCTCCCGTTCCCCATAATCACAAAACTGATCCGGCAGAACACCGTCACCACGTCCCACCATGCACCATAGGCAACCGTCAACAAAACTGTCCTCGTATCTATCCGATCTGTCCAGTTCTCGGCTGTGCTTACAATCCCCGCACCGCACCACCGGCACAACATCAGAGGGCTGGAAACAATCTACCTCATCGAGCATATCGTCAACCCAACAGTTGTGGTCTTTTCCCTCCGCCTTGCACGGCTTGCAATACCTCTCCTCAACGCTTTTCTTAAACGCTTCCCTGTCAATGTATTCAGGCATTGTCAGCCCTCCTCTCCAACTTTTCTGTGTGGCGCTCCAGGAATCCATACCTGCTCACGACAGGCGTAGCATATCCCGTCCTCTTTCCACTTACCTTGACCATATTTGCAGTTTCCGCACATCGGCATTGCGGTCATCTTTTTTCCACAGTGTGGGCAGTAGTTCGTGATATATCTCGCATTCGTACCCCATCCACGCCTGTATCGTGCAAACGGCATCCACATCCCGCAGCTTGTGCATTGCGGAGTGTCATACTCATATACCCTCCACTCAGCCATCTTCAGCACCTCTTTTCCATCGTCTGTGTTGTTTCATCCCGGTAGTACCTGACCGGGCTGCCCTTGGGCTTTAGCTCGATCCCGGTAACACTGAAATCAACCATCTGCGCTATTGTAGTGAGTATATTCATAAGCTGCCGGGCCTTCTTCAGGTTCTCTGCGTCCTTCGCTTCCTGCGCATCCTGCGCACCTCGTGCCGCTATCTGTGCAAGGGCTTGCATGGGCGTGGGCCTTTCCATCCGCTTTATTTCCTGCTCCCGCAGCACGTTTTTATACGGTCTTGGCGTTACGGGCTTTTCCTTGGGCCTGTCCAGGTTCCGTATGGCTTCATTTTCTGCCGGGCAGATGTAGCCGCTGCCATTGGTGTAATCTCGCCGGATCGTCATTCTTTACCTCCTAGCAAATACATCCCGCTTTTCTGATCCAGACGCAGCTTCAGGATAGTTTCCTGCAAAGGCAAGGATACCTGCTGCTTCGTCTGCTCCCGTTTGGCCAGTGCTTCATAGATCGTGCGGAAGTTCGCCCTGTCAGCCGTTTGGTTTTCAGACATGCACAAATCCATAAATCCAAGCCGTTCCACGACTTTCCTTGTGAGTGGGTCAAGGCTATCCAGTGCGTCTTTCTGCCGATTATGGCCGTAACGCCGGATCGCCTTAACCGTTTTTTGCCACCCTTCGCCCCAATCCGGAATTTCTGGATTCTGGATGGATGCAGCAAGCTCCCGGATTTCTGCAATGGAAGGTGACCATCTATTTGTCTGCACCCATTTCCACAGGGCAATTTCGGCAACCTTATATGGGATATCTTGCAGCTCCATATGCCACAGCTCCATAGCCATGTCATTTGGCAGCAGGGCTTCTTTCGGGTAAAATGTCCGCAGGGCCATAGCCCATTTTGAAAACTCTTGTTTGGTCATTGGTTGACCCCCCTTGTGTGCTGTATTCGTCTGCGTTTTTCTCGCATAGCGCCTTCGTAGCTTTTAATCAAAAACGAAAGTGCCTTTTCTTTTCTGATTTTCTCTTTCTCAGCGTCCAGCCGTTCCTTTTCTTCGATGTATACCGGGCAATCAGCATGGCACCCGGAAGCCCGTTTTTTGCAGTTTTTACAGCTGAAGTCCATGCTAATTGCCCCCATTCGCCCAGGCATCGGCCATTTTGTAGAAATCATCCAGTTCTTCAGCCTTTGTTTGCCGCTGATAGCCGCCTGAAGCCGGTTTCCGTTGGTTCTTTTGATTCTGAAGCCGGTCAAAGATAATGCCTTTCCAACCATTGGCTATGCTGTCATCAATCAGGTTGCAAACAGCCTGATCCCCGTATTTCAGGGAATTGTTTTCAACCTGGCGCAGTAGCGTTTTCATGCTCTGCTCCTTGTATGGCTCTTTGCGTTCGGTCTTGTAGGTGATCCATTCGCCCATCTTGTCTTGAAGATCAGGAGAAAGAACATAATCTGGAAGTAGACGTTGAAAAAGTGTGTGGGTGGTTTCTCTTACACTCTTATTCTTATCTTCTTCTTTTTCTTTATCTCTTTCTTTATCTTCTTCTGCATGGTCTACAAGATATCTTGTAGAATCTACTGTAGAATCTACAGTAGAAGGAAGCTCCTTCCGCTTGGCTCTCCATCTGGCTTGTGCAAGGCGCTTGCTCTCCCGGATTTTCTCCATGCCTTCAATGTTCTGGTGATCGTCCCATCCAGCCACGGAAAGGAATCCAGCAGCATTGGTCTGAATCATGCCAAGCTGTTCCAGGGCCTTCAATGCAAGCTGCACCGTGGATTCTTCAAAATCCAGTTCATCAGCAAGCATTTTCGGGGTATACGGGATGTTTTCCGTCAGAAAAATCATTCCGCAAGAATTGCACCGCCCGGCCAAAGTCAGCAGCATGACCCAGATTAGGACAATGTTGTTTCCGTCAGGGAGCCGCCGCAGGTGCTTAATCTTCCTGTTGTCGAACATGTCCGTTGTGATCTTGATCCACTTCACATCAGCCATTTTCCACGCCGCCTTCCGCTTGTGCGATACTGTACCGCTTGATATAGCGGCTTTCCCCGTATCGGTTTTTTACGGCTTCCCTGCTGCTTGTGATGGGATATCCCTGCCTTTTCAGATCAGATATCCGTGATGCAAGGCGCATAACGCCCAAATCCTTCAGTGCTTCAAGCTGTGTGATGCTGCCGAATTCTTCAATGTAGACAAGCACCCTTTCCGTTTGTGTTGCCTTCATGCTATCAGTCCTTTCTATCACCCGCCCTGCTGCGGTGGGGCGGGTGATACTGTTTTTTCAGCCGGTAATCAGTTCTGCGTACGGAAGCCGTTCTATCCATCCGCAGAACAAAATCCATTCGTCCAATTTGTGGTTGCGCCGTGCGTGATAGATGTTTTTCAGCACCGCATAATTGAGCTGCACCGTGCGCCGCTGGTTGTAGGACGAAGGGAGAAGCTGGATCATCTGCCACCAATGCCGTTTATCTTTGGTTTCGATGTATTTTTTGCGGTGAAAATTCAAGAAATCTATAGTGTAAAGAAGGCAGCTTGTTGGTGTATCGTAGTAATCAAAATCAGTCGATCCTTCAAACGAATACACACCGTCAAACAAGTGCTCACAACTGAAATCGTCAAGCGTGAATTCCTTGTCGGCTATCTTGTGCATGGTAGAACAGCTGTTCGCAACCGTACCGACCTTATATGTATCAAACTCCTTCCACCAGTACAGCGGCGCTACAATGTCCAGCGTGACGGTAATCATCCGCAGGAATTTCCCATGATCCGGGCCAGCTGCAGCCAGGGATTTCATCAGGGCAAAATCGTTTTTGCCAATTTCATAGCAATAAAATCCGGTGCAATCTCTTCCTTCTGCCGTGCAACATCCTTCCCGTTCAATTTTGCCGCATTTACCGCAATCAACAGCCGGATAACTGTCTGACTTTTCCCAGCTATTCATCGGATTCCGCATCCCCCGGATCGCTGCTTCCCAGCCGTATATATTTCAACGTTTTCAATCTTAATCATGCTGTTTTTCCTCCTTGTTGCTCCACGGTGTATCTACCATTTCCGGCATTTTCAGCTCCATTTGGATTGCCCACAGGAGATTCCATGCGGCGGCCACCAGATGCGCTTCATCCATCTGACCGTCCATGTGCTTGGCAAGGTGCCTTGCGGCAGAATCCAGCAAACTATGCGTTGGTATGCCACGGTCAACATTGTGTTCACCGTACTTCCTAGCGCCGTTTTCGCAGTGTTTAGATACCTCCATGATTGCCGCCCAGGGCAGCAAATCCATCCTGCCCTTGCCTTCGTGCATGTCCCGGACGGCCCCGGTTGTGAATTCCGTGCGGTCTCCGCTGTCTGCAATAATCGTCATTCAAACCTCCCGGATTTTGATCCCGTGTTCTTTCAGCATCAATTTACGCTTGATGATATATTCGGTCGTTCTGAAGCCCTTTGTGTCCTCCACAACGAATTCCGGCGCTCCGTCTTTGACCTTTTCCTTTTCCATATAGGTGAAATCAGCATAGTATTTACACGCTTTTTCAATCACCTTGCCTTCTTCATCCTTCTGCACCGGGATCAGGGTGAAGGGGACTTGACGCTTCAAATCCTCAATCTTTCCGGCCCTTTCCAGCAGCTTCAGTTCCCGCCAGCGGTTATATTCCCGAATGGAATCAAAGGTCATGCCGTCCTTTTTTATTTTCCTACTGCCGTACTTGCTTTTTGCCATATTCATTCATCCTTTCAAAATGGAATATCATCGGACGGAATTTCGGTGAATCCATACTCATCAGGCGGCGGCGTAGGTTCCCCGGTGGGCGCTGCTGCTCGATCTCCGGAAGCCTTTTCGCAGAATTCATGCCTTGCAACGATCACGTCCGTTGTGTAGTGCTTCACGCCGTCCTTCTCATAGCTGCCGGTTCGCAGATTGCCTTCAATGGCAATCTTCATGCCCTTGTGCAGATATTTTGCGGCAAAATCTGCGTTTTTGCCGAAGCAGGTACAGCGGAGAAAGTCCGCTGTAGCCTGTCCGTCCTTTTTCACCTGGCGATCCACCGCCAAGGAATACTTGGCAATGTTGGTGCCGGTGATGGAAGTGCTGTATTCCGGGTCTGCTGTCAAGCGCCCTGTAAGAATCACTAGGTTCATGGGTTATTCACCCCCGAAAAGCGCCGCCTGAACATCCTGCGCAGCGGGTTCCGGCATTGCTTCCGGCTCCTGGACTGGCTCTGCCGGGATATCTGCAACAAAGTCAGCCGGTTCCTCCCGTCCCTGCTCTTCAGCCGTGTAAAGTCCCGCCATGTTACCGGGAAATGCTTCCCGAAGCGCCTGAACCTGGGCAACCTTGCGGATCATGGTTGCGGGCTTCTTGCTCCATTGGCTATTCAAGCTGCCGTCTTTCTTGCGTCCGGCATATTCATCAAAGCCCACTTCAATCCGGGTACTGTGGGAACGGTCTTTTCTGAATACCTCTGCCCAACCGCCGACAAGCTTTTCACCCGGCAGATAGAATGTCCCGGTTCTGCGGTCGATTTCCCCGGTTTCATCGTTGAAAACGATAATTCCGGAATCAATGCCGTCATAAGCGGGGTTATTTTCGCCACGCTTCAGGAAGGCTTCCTTGCCTACAACCATTGTGGCCGGTTCGTTTCCGTACTTGATGCAATAGGCTTCCTTCAGCCAGGGGTTCAAGCCGGAAAACTTGCAAAGGTTGATGAACATGGCTACTTCCTGCATGGTTACACGGTCTTTATCACCGGATACAAGATAGTTGCGCACCAGGGATGGGGTCAGGGTGACTTCCATGCCGTTCACGCTGAAGGATGCAGAGGGTTCTTTCTTTGCCGCCTGATTCTGGGGTAATCTGTTGCTTACTGCCATTTTTTTCACGTTCCTTTCTTTGATTAAAGTGATTTGTAACGGATACCATTTTCTTTGAACCAAGCGCCGAGGGCTTTTGCTTCATCGACAGACAGAAAGGCTTGAAAACCTATCCATTGGCGGCACGGTTCCTGTTTTTCAACGCTGGTGACGGTCTTTACAACTTCCGTTGCAGGTTCGTTTTCAAATGTGGTTGCGGGACTTGCGGCAGCAACCTTTTCCGCTTCTTCCTTGCGCTTCTGCTGCTCCGCTTCCCATGCGGCCTTCTTTTCTGCCTGTTCCTGAAGCCTGTGGGCTTCGCTGACGGCTCTTGCAAGGTCAAGAGTATCAATGTAGCACTCCCTGGCTTCAAAGGAATAAGACGGCAAAGAATCAATCACAGCAAGGTCTTTAGCAATCTGTTCCAGCTTGCCGTCAATGATATCCTGGATGGATTTCATGCTGACTGACGCATTCAGCCACCGGGAATCCAGAATCAGCTTGAAGGAAACCGCTTCAGGAACCTTGTCCGCTGCCAGAACCGAATGCCAATATTCTTCAATGGCCTTCAGCTTTTCGGCCTTTTTCTGCTCTTCAAACGCTTTCACCTGCCTGTCAATCACGGCGCAGGGCTTGTCTATGATGCTGATAATTTCATTGATCTGGGTCTTGAATTCGCTGAACGGCTGCATGTATTCACGTTCACGCTTCATACGTTCGTCATTCAGCGCCTTCTTCAGTCGGTTCAGGTCAGCCCGGTCTTTCTTTGCCGCCTGAATCTGATCCTCCGTATAGACAAGGCTTGCATAGGTTTCAGCCTTCAGAAGCAATTCCTGCTTCAATTCCTCATAATTGAAGGTGATAGGGGCGGGAAGCTTCACTTCGTTCACTTTGAGTTGCATTTTTCTTTCTCCTTACTTATATTTCCGGAAGCAAAAGCCCCGGTTTTTCTTTGTTTTTGACGCTTTCCCAGAATTCAGCGCCTTTTCCCATCAGATAATCCATATCTTCCTGAACATCGGCCCGTTCAATGAAGTAATGCCGTGTTTGCAGGTACGGAACACCTTCAAATTCCGTCTTTAACTGGGCTTTCAGAATGGCAAAATCTGCTTCTATCACCGCCATGTAGAAAAGTACCTGGCAATAATAATTGGATGGGATTTGATGGTTCCATTTCTCTTTTTGCATGGATTGCAGGATATTGGTGGTTTTGCATTCCCACACGCCAACACGCCCGTTTTCGTCCCGAATCCAGCCGTCAAGGGAAGCCAGCGCCCAGGGGAACTTTGAATTCCGGAAGCTGTTGTTTTCCTCATAGAAAACTTCATATTGTGGAAAATCCAGCTTGAAAAGCTCCCTCAGCAGCGGTTCCGCTTGTGTGCCGTACTTGATATAGGGCTTATCGCTTATATCTTCCGGCTCCACGGCCCCGGTCTTCAGTTCCCACAAGTCCACATTGGACATATAGGGATTCAGGCCAACCACGGCGCTGATCTCGCTGCCGCCTATACCCTGCATCCTGTGTTTCAGCCATTCTTCACGGCTTGACAGGATCGTTTTTTCTATCATTTGATTCCTCCTTTCTCCATGCTGTCTATTGCCTTTTCTTTAGCTTTTCTTGCTCGATAATCAAGGCTGCTGCGGCTTGCTCTATGCATTTCATGCGTCTGGCTCTTTCTTCGTCAGACAGGATCGGCCTGTAAACCCTGTCAATTCCATTTGACCGTTGAAAAATTATTGGTTCACCATATACATCCTGACTTTTCACGCAAGCAGCCCCCTTTCCACCATATTTCAGCCTATTCCGCACCTGGTTGTCCGAATACTTCTATGCGTCCTTTACTTTGATTTTCGCCATCAGCGTTTCCATGGATGTGATTTTGCGCTTCAAGCTTTCATTTTCCAGCCGCAATTCTGCGTTTTCCTTTCTTATATCCAGATCTATCCCACGCCAGGCGGCCTTTTCTTCCTTCAGGCGCTGCTTATCCCGCATAACTGCCCGATACGCTTCCATTTGCAGCCTTTTGCGGGAATCGTTCAAGGCTCCAATAAACAACAGGCTTCCACCAATAGAACATCCGGACAGCAGGATTGCCCCCACTATGTATTCCATGTCATTCACCATCTTCTTCCGGTATGTTTTTGAACAGAAGTTCCAGTGTGTCCATTGTCCAGCCTTCGGCCATAAGCGCCATGCCCCGCTTTTCCAACCAGCGCAGATCAGCAAGGTATTTCCGCTTGCGGTACAAAAGCCGTTTTTCCTTTTGTGCAAGCTTGACGGCTTCCGTTTTCTTCAGACGCTCGATCTCTGCGTCAACCAGTTCTTCCGGAGTGATTTTTCGTGCCATGTGTGTTTCCCCCTTTTATTGAAATTTCTGTAACGCTGCGATTATGAGCAGCGATGCAATAAAGCCGAGCCGGTATCCAAATCCATCACTTCATAGTTTTTTGCTTTTGCACCAATACTTTTTCCGAACAGTATATCTGATAATTTTATTGTACCACTTTTTCCGTCATTTTCAAGCGTTTTTGCCGCTTTCAGGTACTTTTCTTCAAACTCTTTGAAGTTCTCCGTCTTATCCAGCCCAAAGTATTCAGCCCGTTCTTTCAAGGTCTGAAGCTCTTCTTCCCCCAGCGCCCACCGTGCCCGTGTGTTGGAAGTGCAGCGGCAGTTTACCACCTCGGCAGCGCCGCCGTTGGGATCACCGGGGAACATAAGCCCAAATGGAACGCCCGTCTGCGCAAAAAGGAAAAAAGGAGTTTGAAAAAAATCCTGAAAACGGCCTTTATCCTAATCTCATTCCAATCACAACTAAGAGTTTCCCTGTGCTTGGAGATATTGCCTGTGGAAAGCCTATTATGGCAAACGAAGAAAAAGAACTGTATGTGGAAGCCGGAACCGATGTGTTCGCAGATTTCTGCTTACGGGCTAAAGGCGATTCCATGATAGGGGCAAGAATCTACGATGGGGATATCGTTTTCATTCGAAAGCAGGAAATGGTGGATAATGGAGATATCGCCGCCGTAATTATTGAGGATGAAGCTTCGCTGAAACGTGTCAATTATTTCCCGGAAAAGAACTTGCTGATACTGAAGGCAGAAAACGCAAAATATGAAGATCTGGTTTATACCGGTGAGGAACTGAATCATATTCGAATTCTGGGCCGTGCTGTTGCCTTTCAAAGCGATATCCGCTAACGTGCAATGAGGTGATTTTATTTGTACTACCAGCCAAAGATTAATTTCTCTCCCAACGAAGTTATAGCATATTTGCGCAAGTCACGGTCAGATGATCCACTCCTGACCGTGGAAGAAGTTCTGTCAAAACATGAAACTATGCTGGACGAATGGGCAGAAAAAAACCTTGGCGCTGCCGTACCAGAAGAAAATAAGTTTAGGGAAGTTGTGTCCGGCGAAACCATAGCTGAACGCCCGGAAATCAACCGAGTTCTGCGCTTAATAGAATCACCAAAGTATAAAGCTGTTGCTGTGGTAGAACCCCAGCGCTTAACCCGTGGTGACCTTGAAGATATAGGCAGGATAATGAAGCTGCTGAAGCATACCAGCACGCTTGTTATCACTCCGCAGCGCATCTATGATCTGCGGGACGAATATGATTGGGATACTTTTGAAAGAGAATTAAAACGTGGTAATGACTACCTGGAATACACAAAGAAGATCCTGAACCGTGGCCGTTTGCTTTCCGTAAGCCAGGGAAACTATATCGGAAATGTGCCGCCATACGGCTATAGCAAAACGTTTGTTACCGAAGGAAAGCGGAGATATCCGATTCTTGTTCCAAATAAGGAAGAAGCGGATGTTGTTCGCATGATGTTTGACTTGTATGTCAATAAAGATATGGGGTGTCAGAACATCTGCAACAGATTTGATGAAATGGGCATAAAGCCGCCTAAAGGTGAACATTGGTCGCCATCCGCAATGGCGAAGATGCTTGAAAATATCCATTACATTGGTAAAGTAAAGTGGAATTACCGAAAGACACTGACCATCGTTGAAGAAGGTGAGTTTAAGAAAACACGCCCCATTGCGAAGGCCGGTGAATATCTGATCTACGATGGAAAGCACGAAGCCATAGTCTCCGAAGAGCTTTTCAACGCCGCACAAGCAAAAAAAGGAAAACACACCCGGCAGAAGCCGAATACGAAGATTAGAAATCCGTTTGCAGGTCTTTTGTGGTGTAAATGTGGACGTGCAATGTCACTGAGAGCTTATAAATCAAATATTTCAGCTCCACGCCTTTTGTGTGACGGCCAAACGCACTGTAAAACCGGTTCGTGCCTGTATTCAGAAATGAATGAACGTGTTTGCAGTATTCTGACCAATTGCATCCATGACTTTGAAATCCGTTTGCAGAACAATGAAGGCGATTCCGTCAAACAACATATGCGGTTAATCAAGAATCTGGAAGTACGACAGAAAGAACTGGAAGAAAAGGAGCTGGCCCAATGGGAAGCACAAGCCGATCCTGATCCGGCCAAGCGGATGCCGCAGCATGTTTTCCAACAGCTCAACGAGCGTCTACTGAAGGAGAAAGAGGAAGTCCGGCAAGCCCTTTGCAAGGCTTACGAATCCATGCCTGAACCCGTCAATTATGAGGAAAAAATAGCTCAGTTTACAGAAGCCCTAAATGCTTTGAAGAACCCTAAAGTGGATGCAGCTACAAAAAACCGTCTGTTAAAAGCCTGCATTGACCGAATTGAATATTACCGAGATGCGCCGCAGAGAATCCGCAGCCAGAAGGTCATATACTATGATCCGGAACAAAAACGTACACGCTGCAAGTCACCGCTGAACGTTGGTGGTAACTGGACAGCGCCCAAGATCATTCTTGATGTCAAACTGAAGGTGTAATTTTCACGCCCATTATATCCATCAGCTATGCGCCATTTCATTAGAACGAGATTGATAAAAATAATCGTTTTTATACCTGACGTTTAAAGAATAAACGTGTAATGTGATTTTTTCTCATTTTGATGTTGTTTTTTTTAATTTTTAGGATATAATCGTATTATTAAGGAGGTAAGGTTATGCTACTTCAGTTCAACTTTAAAAACTTCAAATCGTTTAGAGATGAAGCGACCTTGGATTTGACTGCTACAAAAATGACGGAGTATAATGACCATGTTGTTTCTATCGCTAACGATAAAGTTCTGCCGGTTGCAGCCATATATGGCGCAAATGCAAGCGGCAAATCCAACGTGCAAGAAGCTTTCCGCTATATGCATCTCTATGTCATGAATTCCTTCTTTTATGGAGGAGAAGACTTTACCAAGAATTCTGAACGGCGCTTTATTAAACCTACACCTTTCTTGCTGGATGCTTCTAGTAGGATGGGCGACTCAACATTTGAAGTATATTTTATCGATAAAAAAAACCATGACAAAGAATTCAAATACGGTTTTTCCATTGGGCAAGATGGTATCACCGAAGAGTGGCTAAGTTCGGCAGCAAAAACGGCCCGAGGAGAGTTTACGCCTATTTTCTATAGAAAAGGTAAACAACTAGATATGCCGGGCATTTCCCCAAAGCATCAGGAAAACATAAGAATTGCGCTTCAAAAAGAAACATTAGTTGTTTCTTTGGGTGCAAAACTAAAAAATGCCAAGTTAACAGCTGTTTGGAATTGGTTTGTACATAACGAAGTCGCGGACTTCGGTCGCCCTGTTGAAAACTATTTTCTCTCCACACAATTGCCTGATGGCTTTGTGGATAAGAAGAGTGTGCAAAGCGATGTAGTCCGATATTTTTCGGCTTTTGATTCGTCAATAATTGGATTTAAAATTGAAGAAAAAAGGGGAGATGATGATGAAGTATCCTATCGAATTGATGCAATTCATAAAATGATTGATTCAAACGATACGGTCACTATACCATTAAAACAAGAATCTGCCGGCACACTTAAAATGTTTGCTTTGTATCCCATGCTTCAAGAGGTACTAAATAACGGCGGTGTGTTTTTTGTAGACGAACTTAATGCCCGTCTCCACCCTTTGTTGGTTAGAGCGTTAATTATCACATTCGCTCGACATGATACAAACCCGAATCATGCACAATTGCTGTTCACCTCACACGATGCTTGGCTGCTTAATTGTGATGCGCTTAGAAGAGACGAAATTTGGTTTGTCGAAAAAGACTCCAAGGGTATTTCTACACTTTACTCATTGGCTGATTTTAGTGATGAAGATGGTTCGAAAATACGCAAGGATGAGAATTTCGAGAAAAACTATTTACTAGGAAAATATGGGGCAATCCCGGAAATGCATCTATTTAACATAGAGGAAGGAGAGAGCCAGAATGACAAGAGCGTTGGAGAGCAGAAGAACTCGTAACGAGGTAAGCATACACCGAAAAAACTTACTGGCGAATTATTTAATCATTACGGATACAGAGCAAACAGAAGCAAACTATATCCGAGGATTAAAAGGATCTTTACCCGAACAAGTTCGTAATCGAATTCATATTAAAATTATTGATAGTGTTAAAACTTCAAAACTCATCGAAACTGCTGAAAATGAAAGGGCTAGAACTGCTCAGTACAGCGAGGTTTGGCTTCTCTTTGACAGAGATAAAGTACTTCCCTTCGATAAAATAATCGAAGAAGCTAAAGGAAAGGATATTCAAGTTGGCTGGTCTAATCCATGCATCGAAATATGGTTTTTGGCTTACTTTGGCAGTATGAGCACTTATGCAGAATCTATTCAATGTGTTTCTGCATTCAAAAATAAGTTTAGGCAAGTAACCGGAATCGAATATACTAAGTCGTCTCGTGACATATATAAAAAGCTCACTGCTTACGGCAATGAACAGAAGGCACTTAAAATGGCAGATGAGAGGTATACAGCAAATATGTCAAACAAAAAAAAGAAGCCTTCGCAAATGGATAGCACAACAACGTTGCACTTGCTTGTCCGTGCGATAAAAACAGCCGTAGAATAAAGGCTATTAAGCAAGGGCCGTGGATCACTCCACGGCCTTTTCCAGATCATCAATTCTGTGGTTTGCCACCTTGATTTTTTCATCATGGATGGCAACATCTTCTTCCAGCTTATAGGTTCTTTCTATCAGCGTGTTGTGCTTATCCTGTTTCTTTTCAAGCTGTTCCAGCCTGTAAACGATCAGGGCGGTTGTCTTTTTGTTGCTCCAATACGATCCAACAAGAGTGCCCAAAAGCGCCATTGCGCCCACTACGATAGATGATACATCAAGACCCATATTTTTCCTCTTTTAACTCGTCTGCTTCAGCCCTGTTTCGGTTTGCACATACACGATGCCCAGCGCCATTCCGGTTTCCGTTTTAACGTACACCTGGGCGGTCTGTAGGCCGGTTTCGGTCTGCACTCGAATGATGGATGATGCTTCCCAAGCGGGATATAACGTGACGGCTGCATTTGCCGTGTAGCTGCCGCCCAGGTCATAGACCTTGCCGCCGCCGTCACTTGTGGCCCAGCCGACTTGCTTATATCCGTTACGGCTAAAAATGGCCCCTTTAAGGGTTAAAGCCGTGTCATGGGTCTTTGTATCGCTGGTGTTCGTACCGCTGCCATTTGCACCCTTATTGTAAGCCACAGTGTATGTCAGCAGCTCCCACACGGCATACAGCGTGGTATTACCGGTGATAGTGATGCTGTCCCCCGGCTGATAGGCTACTGCCCCACCGGCGCTTGTGGCCCAGCCCTTGAAGGTGTTCCCGGCTTTGGTGGGGCTTGTACTGCTGATGGTGGCCTTGTACCCGGTGCTTCCGATGGTAGCGGTCTGCGCATCAGGCGCACCGCTGCCGCCGTTGGCGTTGTAAGAAAGCGTGTAGTCATTGACCACAACGGTTAATACCGGATTATACAAGGCGCAGTAGGTTACGTTTTTGAGGAACCCGCCAAAGACATAAGCACAGCTTTCCGGGATCAAATTATTCAGGGTCAGCGTTGTCCTGGTGTTTGGAGTGCGCCAGCTGGTAGCGTCCCACTCTATACGGTTGCTATAGTCAAAGTTTGTAGTGGTGGTATTGTTTTTTGTACCATATGCCAGCGCAGGATAGTTTGAAACGCCGGAGCTTGTGACCGTTATGCTGACGGATGTTTGATGTCCACGGCAAACGGATAATGGGATTCCATTGTCACTTTTCCCGTAAAACTGTGATTCAGAATAGCACATAGCGTCCATGTTGGAACCAGTTGCGCCAATACGGGATGGTTGTTCTGTATAGAGTGTCAGATCGCCAGGCCATTTTGCCTGGCTTTCAAATCCGTAATTGTCAGTTCGTTTTACCCTACCCACATAGGTTGCGGAGGGCGAAAAGGTCAGTGTGGTTGCCATTTGCACCACCTCCTAATTAGCTTTGCAGATAGATGTATATGTCCCCAACATCAAGCCCGGTAACGCTTCCGGGGGACGTGGAGCCGACAACGATCTTCTTCATGGCCGGGAATACGGAAAATAGCGGTACAAGCGTTTGCACCGTCAGCCCGTTCAGGGGCACACGATACAACGGGAAATCAGCAGTCAAAACGTGGTCATTGATGATGTCCCCGCTTGTATACGCCGGATCGGAAGGATTGCTTGCAGCCGGTGTGCCCTTTATGACAACAAGGTTCACATTCTCAACGCCTGTGCTTCCGTCCTTCGTGTATCGTGCAACGATCAAATCATTCCGCTGATAACCTTGCTGGCCGTTTTCAATCGTAAGATTGACCGTGCTGCCTTCATCCAGCCTTGCATGACGGCCCTGGATCATCAGATCACCGTATGCAACCTCTATTTTGTTGTTGGACACGATGGTTGCCGCCAGCTTGCTTCCACGGTCAAGGACATACGACCCGCCGCCAAACATGGCAGCGTTCAAGGAGCCTTGATCCGCTGCCGTTACATGGGCCTGTCCTGCATAGCCTGTCACCAAATGCATGTTTGCCATTTCGTTCATCCCTTTCTTATGCTGTTCTTTTCCAAACGTAAACCGCCAGATAGGGCGGCATGTTGTTATGGGCTTCGCCACCGCCCCCTGTTCCAACTGCATATCCAAATTGAGTGCCGCTTGTTATAGCGTTTGCACTGCCTCTCTCTACACCTGGTTTGCTGCTGGACACTGCCCCCAGGCTTGTGGCCGATACATTATCATTGTTCCAATTCGCATGGGCCGCAGGAACAATACCCGGAATTTTACCCAAGCTGTATGATGGCAGCTCGGATTTTGACAACGTATGCGTTGCTTCGCCGCCCGTGGCTCCCGCTTCGTAGCTGTCACCGGCAGAAAGAAGGAACCTGTCTTTGATCTGCTCCCATGTGCCAAATCCGAAAAGCGTATTAGGGCTTGTTTCCACCGTTGACATGTAGATTGCACCCACGGGATACACATTTTCAAGGGAAATTTCGCTTCCGGCGCTTCCACCGCCGCCCCCAGTGCTGCCATTAGAGCTTGTGACCTTTGTGGTGTCCGTTTCAAAATCAATGGTGATTATCCCATTCTGAACACGGACGATCTTTTTCGTGATGGGCACGGCAATGCTGACCCCCGTCACGTTGTCGGATGCCCCCACGATATCTCCGATATCATACGGATCATCCGTTTCATCAAAGTCAACGGACAAATCATCCTGCTGAAGCAGCTCCTTCAATCGCTCGGTGCCGCCCTGGATAAGCTCGGCTTCATCTTCAGCGTTGGAATAATCGTATACATCTGCATATTCATGCAATCCTGTAAAAGTCTGCGTCTGGCTTATATTCCCGTTTGCATCAGCGTACAGATGCACAATCATCCGGTCTGCCAGTTCGCCGCTTCCCAGACAAATCAGGTGGTTTACCTTGTTTTTTGTCTTTTTTACGGTCATTTCCGTCTGATCGTTGTCAATACCATCCTGGGAATAATCCGCAATAGGCGCAGCAGAAAGCACAACATTTTCCCCGTCATGCACCATCTTCAGCTTTGCGCCCACGCTGGACAGCATCTTTAGGATGCCGTTATAACCGGAGATATACCGGGCAAATTGATAGCCGCTTATGGTAATGCCGGATGCAGCGGAATCCGCACGGAAAAGGGACGCAAGGCCCATCCTGGTTATCAGTGATCCCAGGATCGTGTTTGCGTCCCCGCTTACCGTTAGATAGTTCTGGCCGGAATCCGGGCAAAGGATTTTTGAATTCAGGATGCCGTGCCATGTGCGCCCGGAATATGTGACTTCCTCGGCCCCGGTGTTGGATGTTACAGCATCCACAATGCCGCCGTATTCCGTCCCTTCCATGTACAGGTATGATCCGGGAGAGCAGCAATGCGCATTGCTGGATATGGTGCATTCAAAGTCATTTTCGCTTTCCCCGAATGCTAAATCCAGTGCGTAGGCAAAAAGCACCCCGATATCTTCTCCGTTTGCGTTCGTGTAAATCAAGTCCATTTCGGTTCAGACCTTTCTTCAATGATGACGATATCAAAACCAAAGTCCCCTTCCCAGGTGACAATACTGCTGCCAGCGGGAATTTTTTCAAAGATATAGCTGTCTTTATCCCTGGAAGAAAACTTGTTCAGAACTGTACCGTCATTCTTCGTCAGGGTGATGGTTTTCCCGACAGAATCAATGGTCAGATATTGATTTGCATCAACATCACAATTTACCTGGTACTTGTGGCCGCTTATGTACACGGCAGGATTGGTGCAAGCGCCATAGATAATCAGCCGGAAGTTTGATCCGACAAAGCCGGGATTGTTGACCTGCTCAATAGTGGTGCTTGCGAAATAGTCGATGGGATAATCAAAGTCAAAATCCAGATATTCATCTTCGGTGATCTCGCCGCTACTATCCACGTTTTTCCGGAAGGAAAAGGTTGTTTCCTGCACCCAATACGGATAATCTGTGGTTAAGGTCAGTGTAAGCGACATGTGCCGCTTGCTGGTCAGGTAGGATTCTTTTGCCGACTTCGTGACATAGCACTTGTAATAATAGCCGCCTATGATGATTTTCCCCGGCTGCATGGCAAGCACATCTTTTTCAGCCACTTCCAGCAGTCGGTTCCGGGCAGCAATGCCCTTTTCCTCCGTATCACAAATGATAATGACAGGCAGGTTCCGTGCGCTGACCGCCTTTGTCAGCGCACTGATTCTGTTTCCTTTGGTGGCAACGGCCCATTCGTAATCGTGGAGATCGCTTGCGTTTACAAAGATTCCGTCCTTGCCAAAGTCAAACACTTCTCCAACATGGTTTTTGTAAATCAGTTTTTCAAGCATTTACAGCCCCCCTAACGGCCCGGCCAAACTCCCGGTTGTTTATCTTCAGCACGGTTTCCTGCTTGTTGCTGTCCTGCACAGCGTAAAGGATTTGCTTCAGCAGGTTTGCAACCTCGCCGTCCTGGAAGCCGCTAAATCCGTTCCGCATAGCCCTTGCTTCCGCAGCCGGGACAACCATTTCCCCCTTGTGCAGCTCGGCCACATAGCCGTCAAACGGGACAAAATCAAGGCCCCGTGCATGGGAACCGTCTGTTCCACCGCCAGAAGCGCTTTTGTTGACGGTCACATTCGCTGTCAGCTTGCCAAAAAGGCCGTCCCAAAGCCCCCGGAACCACTCTTTTATTCCGTCCCAGGCTTTGGAAATGCCCTCTTTAATGTCATTTACAATTTTTGTGCCAACGTCCACAGCGGCAGAAAATACCTCTTTGATGCTTTCCCAAACGCTTTTGAAGTAATTGGCCCATCCGCTAACAATGCCTTTGATTGCTTCCCATGCTCCTTCAAAGTCACCCTTGAAAACAGCTTCGACAACGGAAAAGATCCCGGCTATAGTGTTCCAGATGTTGGCAAAATACCCGGTGACGGCGTTCCAGGCACCTTTGATGGCCGCCCATGCCGTTTCCCATATTCCGGGAAGCCAACTCGGCACGGCAGAGAAGATGCTTTTTATACCTTCCCAAATTGCTTCATAGTACGGGCCGACAACATCCCATACCGCCTTAATTGCATCCCATGCCGTTGAAAATACCTGTTTAATGGATTCCCACGTCATGGCAAAATACGGTTCCACCGTGTCCCAAATGCCCTTGATTTTTTGCCACGCATCTTGAAACACAGCTTTAAGCGGTTCAAGCGCTGAACGAACCTTTCCCATAGCGGACACAGCCGCACTTTCTATGTTTCCCAGAATGGGGAATTGTGCGGCTAGTGTTGACCAGGTGGCAATCACCGCATCCCACAGCGCCGCCAGAATGGCCGGTATTTCTGTGACCAGCCCGGTTATAAGCCCTATTGCACCGGATATCAAGGCCGGAAGAAGTGTGCGGATAATGCCGGGAAGTTCTTTGGTCAGCTTCTTTCCCAAGGTTCCCAGTGCTGTTGCAATGCGGGGAAGCAGATTAACAATGAGCGGAACAAGATTGTCAAGCGCAATTCCGGCAGAATCAACCATGTTATTTATCAGCATACCAAGGTCTTGATCCGGATCGGCAATCCCGGTCAGCAGGTTTTTCCATGCAGACTTCATGGATGCAAGAGAACCTTGAATGGTTGTGGACGCTTCCAGTGACGTTGTGCCCGTGATACCCATTTCCGTCTGAACATCATGGATAGCGGAAACAATGTCCGCATAGCTGTCAATGCTGTACTCTGTAAGCCTTCCCTGTGCGGCGTTCAAGGCGTTTGCATCGTCAATAAGGCGCTGCATTTCTTCTTTTGTGCCACCATATCCAAGCTTCAGGTTGTCCAGCATGGTGTAATTCTGCTTCGCAAATCCGTTGTAGGCGTTTTGGATAGCGGTCATATCCGTGCCCATTTTGTTTGCATTGTCGGACATATCCGTTATTGCAAGATCGGCCATTTCAGCTGCCGCCGCCGTGTTATTTCCTAGGCTTTGCAACAAGCTTGCAGAAAAGCTTGTAACGGTTTCCATGTACTCATTTGCAGACAGTCCAGCGGTCTTATAGGCGGTTTGTGCGTACCCCTGAACCGTTGCGCTGCTTTCCTTGAAAAGCGTATCCACGCCGCCTACAAGCTGTTCATAATCTCCATAGCTATCAATAGCTTGCTTGGATAGCCACACCATCCCTGCACCAACGGCGGTAATGGCGGCGCCGCCCACCTTTGCAGCGGTTGTAAGGCCACTTTTGAGCTTGGATGCAAAGGAAGCCCCTTTTCCCGTGGCGTTGTCAATGTCCTTGTTAAATTTATCTTGCCCATTCAGGGCAAGGGTTCCAAATATCTTGAATATCTCCAATGTCCATCAGTCCTTTCATTGGAAAGTAAAAAGGCCGTACGCAACGGCCTTGTCTTGTATACGCTGACAGGTTATTGACAGGGATTGAAGCCGTTCAGCATGTCGGACGAATGGCAGATTGTTTCCGCTATTTCCTCATCGGATGGAATATCCACTTCCTGCGGCAACGAATTCTTAAAATCCTGGTACGACATATTAAACACCCGGTGCAGATAGTATTCCCACAGCGTTTTTTCCTTCGTTTCCTCGTTGTATGTCTGGATGACCTCCCGTGCAAATTCGCACAGGCGATTTGTGCGGATCATACGATCCAGCAGTGTCATTGGATCAGCATACCGGGAGAAAAGAAGGTCAATGAATTTTAAGTCCCCTGCTTGAACAATCTGCTGACAACCTGAAAAAAATCCTTGAATTCGTCCTTCCGGATTACATCAATGACCATCTGCGCAAAGGTAGCCATGGGAAGCGCCCCTATTTCCTGCTTAGTCAGTCCGGAAAGCTGGGACAGCAGCAGGTAAATGTCATCCTTTGCTTTTGGCACGTTGGCCAGCACGATCCAGCCGATATCCAGCATCACCGCAAGGCCCACCGAATTTAAGTCGGTACCTTCCGATTTTGCAATCGCAGCTTTCACATCCGGGGATTCAAAGCAGGACTTGAATTCTCTGATTCCGATCTTGGAAATGATCTGGAACATGGGGAAGATATCGTCAGAAGTAAGGCTTCTCAGCTCATAGTTTTTCATGGTCTTTTCTCCTTTCAAATTTCAGTCAGATTGAAAAAAGGCAGGATCACCGCATGGGCAACCCTGCCTTTTGTTTTTTAGCTGCTCGCCTTGGGATAGTAGATTTTCCAGGGCAAGATATCCAGATCGGAATCAAGCTCTGCGTGGCTTTCAAAGGTGTACTTGCCCACAGCGCCTTCCTTGTTTTTGCCTTCCTGCTCAAAGCCGGAAGTGCAAAGGGCGTTGTCCAGGATGGCAATGATGGTCTTGCCTTCCAGCGTCTTACCCACAAAGGCGATATTTTCCCAATAATCGCCCTCCTGAATGTCTGCTTTGGGGACAATAACATCATAGGTGGAATCGGCAGAAGTGCCAGCCTTGCCCAGCGTTCCGGCCTTGATGATGTCGGGGGTCAGCTCAATGAAATTGACCTCCATGCTTGCAGCTTCGCCGGTCTTTACGTTCAGGCCCTTGACCTTTACCAAAGCGCCGTCAACCTCCACCTGCGTCACTTCCGGTACAATGGACAGCTTAGAGCCGCCAGAAGTAGCGCCCACGATGGAAGCGGAGAAGTTCCAGGAGCCAGTGCCGCCACTCTGCCCCGCCGTATACTTCAGGCCCTTGTGGATGGTGCCAGCGCCAAACAAAATGTTTTTAGGCGTATTCGCAGTTACGCCGTTCTTGCCTTCTTTAGACATGTTATTTCACGCTCCATTCTTGTACAGATAGATTTATCTGGATGCTTTTCAGTTCTGCATCCTCTTTCGGTACGATAAGGGTATTTTCATAAAAAATGGCCACGGCTGATCCATCGTCAGCCATGACCGTTTTTCCGGATACCTTATCAAAATAGTCCTCGATCTTTGCTTTTGCCGTTTCCAGGTCAAGCCATTTCCCACGGTGAAAGCCTGTCAGCATGATTGTTGCCGTCTGAAGCCCGTCTTCGTTCAAGGGGACGCTTTCCGTGTATTCGCCTACAAAATAGGGGTACACAATGGGCTTTTTGCCGTAAGAACCAAAGCCGTATTCAAGCCCCAGCGCCTTCATGGCATTGGAAACGATGGATAAAGGTTTCGTTGTCATGATCCCAGCTCCCCGAAAATTTGTTTTGCCCTGCGGATGATAGCGGCCTTCGTGCTGTCGAATGCCTTCTGAAGCGTATGGTTCGGCTTTTTGCCGTGGGTGAAATGGCCGTTGCCTTCAGAATCAACGTAGTACCAGCCGCCCTTCCTGCCGTCACCGCCAGCCGCATATTCGCCGGTGCCGAATTCTTCCCATATGGCATTCTGCAATGGGCTTCCTATGGTGGCTTCCTGCGCTGATTCATTCACCTGATGATCCCAGGAGCCTTTCAGCTGCCCGGTGTCAACCCTGGAATTACGCTTCGCAGCAGATTCTATCTCTGCCGCAGCTTCTTCAAGGAACTGTGCCGCCTTTTCGCCAACGGCTTCTTTCACCTGAACGCTGAAATCCTGAAATTCAACAGACATTTTACTGACCCCCCGTGTATTTCAGATAGATTTCCAGCTGTGATCCGCTGCCCATCTCCATGGGATTGTCAATCAGGAGGATGTCATATACCTTACTGTTGATAACCATCCGGGAATTTTCCGCATTGATCCCGGAAGCAAGCACCACATAATCAGCAATGAAAACGTGCGTGGATTCCTGAATCTTTGCATTGTAGGTGGTGTATTTGCTGTCACCGGCAGACAGGTCAAGCCAGCCTTTGATTGTCTGGGCATCGGCCCAGGCTTGCACCTGTTCACCAATGTCATTCATGGTGCTGGTGCAAGTCTGGATGACCGCTGTGATGTTGCCGCCTATGCCCTTCATACGCTCAACCCCTGTCCGAACCTGGCCTTCATGTGGGGCTTCAGAAAGCCCGTTAAAGCCTTCGGGAATCCCATAATGGAATTATCCCCGTCAAGGTTGAAATAGGTCACAGAGTGCCGGGAAATCGTCTCTGACTGCACACCAACCTTGTCCCCGTTATCAAGCTGCCATTGGAGCATTCGGGCAACCCCTAGCTTGATATCGGCAGGGTATACAACCTTTGTGACCGTAACGGCTGATTCATCGTACAGTTCTTCTTTGACCGTTACCGTGTTACCGTTAGAAGTCTGCACGTTGACCAATCCAGCGTTCAATGCCGAATCCGTGACCTGCAACGTATCTCCGGCCTTGAACCTGTTCACGCCAGGCACAAGCGAAAGCGTCTTTCCGGTTTCGGCAGCATCGGCAACGGCCCGGAATGCCCTGGCCTGGAAGTTGTTATTGGTATATGACCGGATAAGCAGTTCAAGCGCCAGAAGCTTGGCTTCCAGCGCTTGATCCGTTTCCTCGGTTGTGATGTACTGCCGAAGTTCGGCAACCGTCATAATCATAGTTACACCGCCTTATTCGGCAGGTGCATTGGGTGCTTCCTCATCCTCAGCAATTTCGGTGACTTCATAGCCGTCATGCTCACGGAACCATTCCACCATGCGGCCTTCCGCAATCTGGGCCTTTCCGTAAGCAAACTGAACGCCGCCAGCACCGATTCCGCAAAATTCGGGATTGCCCGTTACCTTGATTTCATAGCCGGTGATTTTCTTTGCTTTCTTTGCAGCCATTTTTCATCCATCCTTTCCTTGCTTACGCAATCTTGATGTTGCGGAGAACGCCAGCATGAGCGGTGTTCTTCAGCACGGTTGCCGCAACCATTTCAACCTCTCCGTCCTTCACAGCGCCGGGGGCGTTGAAATCGGGCAGATACTGACGGATAGCGCTGTTACCGGTCAGGGATGCAGCATGGAAGCCGTCCATGACATCAAACTTGACCGCATAGATATCAGTCAGGCCAGTAACGGCGGCATTGGAAGCGCCGATGTTACGGCTGATGTCACCCTTTACGCAGTCGTTGCCGGTTACAGTGGTGCTGGCAACAGTGTAATGCTTGCCCAGATCCATGAAGCGCACACCGTCCATGGAAGTTACCTTTCTGCCGAAAGCTTCCTCACTCTCGGTCTTGTAGCCGAGCAGACGCGCCATAGTCTGGATCTTTGCGATCATGGCGCTGTTCATCAGCAGAGCGTCAGCATTGGTGTTCTTGATGAGAAGCTGAATCTGCTCATAGAGCTGATCCGCATTGCTCTTCAGGTTGGTCATGGTGCTGATGTCAATAGCCGAACCGGAACCGGTGTTGTACTCGGTGGAAGTACCGGAAAGCAGCTTGTCCAGGCCGTCAAATTCGGTGGTGGTAGTGGTTGCATCACCGTTTACAAGGGTGTAATGGAACAGGCTGATTGCGGCCAGCACCTTTTCACGAATCTGGTATGCCATGTTGTTCCAGGGGCCTTCAGCCGCCTTCAGCACACGGTCAATCTGGAACTTGCCGCCGAAAATCTTCAGGTCAGCGGATTTCTTTTCCACGGTTGCCTGGTTCGCAGTGTATTCCGCATTCAGCGCACGGAAGGCAGCCACGGAAGGCAGCTTCTTCTGAATGTAGGAATAGGTCAGCGTGCTGCCGCCCTGGGGGGAAACGCAGTTGTCAAAGGGCAGCAGCTGAAGGATTTCGGATTCACGCAGAAAGATATCAACAATCTGCTGGGAAACCTTGTCGGACATACCGACTTTCATTTCTGCAAGGGTCATAGCCATAATATAATTACCTCATTTCTTTATTCTTTTTTCGGCTCATAAGCCAGTTTCAACGCATCTTCCAGGTTCTTGGGTTCTACCTCTCCCGGCTCTCCTACGTCCAGCTTGTTTTCAAGAATCTTCTTCTGCCCGGAAGCTTCAAACTGGGCGGGGAACTGCGTTTTCAGCCCCGCCAGCTTGTCATCCATGCCCTTGACCTTGCCGTTTTCGTCCAGCGTCAGCTCTTCGGGCTTGTACTTCTCACGCAGCTTGTAGGCCAGATAGTCAGGGTCAACCGCCTTTGCGTCCCGAAGGGCCAGCTGGATAGCGTTGTCAAGCTTTGCTTTGTCAAGCTCGGCCTGAAGCTGTGCAACCTGGGTTTCATAACCGGTGATCTTGCCCTGAAGGTCTTCATTGCCCTTGCTGGACTTCTTCAGTTCCTCAATCAGGGTGTTTGCTTCGGCATACTGCTTGGATAGGCCCTCATGATCGGCTTTCAGCTTGCTATACCGGACATCCAGATTTTCTTCACCGGCTGTGTAGATTTTGTTGGTTTTCATATCTTCCAGCACGGCTTTGATTACATCATCAGTCACGCCTTTGGATTTCAGGATTTCAGTAAGATTCATTTTATTTGTTCCTTTCGTTTAATCTCTATACGCTTTTTACATGGTCGCATCATGCAAGAAATAGATATTTGACAACATCCCTGTTGCAATTTTTATGTGAAACAGCGTCAGGCGTTGGTTACCAGCTTCGTATATTTGACCTTCTTATTTGCGAAAGCCGAAATGTATCCAATGCCTTTTGCCGTGTCAACCTTGTACCACTTGTTCCCGGCGTTATCCGTTTCGGTTGCGCCCAGGTAATCCAGCCTATCGCCCTTTCTGGCTACAAACAGCTTTGCACCGTCCATGCCGGGCTTCTGGCGCACCCAGACAGAGCCGGACACAAGCACATAAGGCTTTTTCTTTTCCTCGGTTTCTGGATCAGCAGCAGGAGCCGGAGCGCCGGAAACCACAATGGCCGTGTGCGCACCCTTTGCAACGTATACGCTGCCGATCTTAGCCGATGCAGCAGAACGGATATGCGCTGCATCCGTGTACTTTTTGAATTTCCCCGTTGCCATCAGCAGCCGCGCCATGTTCCCGGTGTAGCCTGTGGGCTTTAGGTTCGGACACCCTGCGAACACATAGCAGGAGATCACAAGGGAAGAACAGTCAAAGTTCCCCTTGCCCTGGTCAAACCCAACGGATTTAATGGACTTGTATCCGCTCCAACGGCCATCCTTTACACCGCCGCCCTGGGAATACCCGTAGTTCTTGCTGTTGGCAATTTTTACGGCCCATGCCGACGCATTTGCCGCAAGCTCACGATCCGTGCATTCCAGGTATTCATCCCAGCCGCCGCTTCGGTTGTACCAATCGGCAAGCCGGATTTCTCCCTTTCTGTCATTGGTGGAGCTGGTCTGTAGCTGATCCCCAACCTCGCCATACTTATCTTTGTTTTCGGACATCACTGCATGTGCAATTCCGACCGCCATTCGGCATCACTCCTATGTTTAGAATAGTCCGCTGTTCAGTTCAAACACAGCGGCTTCAATCATCGTGTCAAGGCTCTCCGCATCCAGCTTGAAGCCCTTGTCCGCAAGGAAATTCAGGACATATGTTTTCTTTTCCTCGCCCCTGCCGCTTCCCGCGTAAAGCTGCTCGGCAGCGGAAACCGCGATCTTGATCCATCCGTTGATGGACTGCTGCTGTTCAACCGTGGACTTGCTCTTGATATACGGAATCAGGATGTAGACCACGACAGCGCCCATCAGCGCGAAAAGAGCCTTTACAATAGGTGTAATATCAAACATTGTTTTCTCCCTTTCTGTTTAATCGTTATGTGTGCCGATCCCCAACACGGCTTCAATGATCGCGTTCGGATCGGCTCTTTCCCGCATGTCCTTTGGCAGTTCGGCCAGAAGGAGCAGGGGAAGCTTCACAAGGTTTTCGGCTTTGGCCTTCCAGTAGTAAGCCCCCGTACTGATCGCGACCTGCGCAATCCACGCGCTGACCACAATAGAGCAGTTCCCGGTGTCGTGTCCGTTCAGGTTGAACACAAAGAACGCTGCTACCATCAAGGCAAGGATCGCATAATCGGCAATCAGCAGCTTTTTACTGAACTCCATCTTTTTCACATGTGCATCACTCCTTTCAAGACATGAAAAAAGACCGCAAACGCGGTCTTTTGGGCATTATTTAACTTGCTGGTAACTTGCAGAACATGGAAAAAAGCATTTTTTCAGGATGCTTTATCCTAACGAATCTATAACTTTTTCAGTTATTACTGACCTTTTCACTATAATTTCTGGCGGCTGCTTGCACTGCATATCAATTATAATCTGCCAGCTTATTGGCAATCCTTCCTGCCCTATGATGTCTTCTGCCATATCCATAATTGATTCGGCGCACGCCTTCAACTGCTTGATCCTGATGCCCCGGTGTGTATCCATGTTTCAATTCTCCTTTCTGCATAAAAAAACAACCTGTCATATTTCCCGACAAGTTGCTTTTTACGATGTTTGTTTTAGTTGCAACCTACTTGCAACCTGCTTGCGACTGGCATAGAAAAAGCACCGTGCGGGTGCAGGGTGCTTGTTACTTTTCGACAATTTCAAAGCTATCAGGTGGGAAAAGATAGTCATCATCAAGTTCCGTCATGATTCTGAACCATCCTTTTTCAACTGACATGACTTCATAAACCTTATCACGATCTAAGGCAGGTGTTTCATGCTTCCCTATATATTTGACTTTCATTTTCTCACCTTCAATCTTCCCATTTCTTCACAAAGAAATCATGCTTTCCAAAGCCTTCACACTGCATCCAATGCACTTCTGCGTTTCTATACCCATCAGGTGTGTCAAGAACTCCGTGCCCTTTAACATGTTGCCAGTCTTCAGGCTTTCCACCGTAAGCTTTAGCATACTTACCCGCTATGTTAAGTATTGATTTAGTGCCCTTCCCTGCAAACACTTCAACATCTTGCAACCTTGTCCCTTCAGCAAAACGGAACATTTCCCCGGTATCCAAATCCATCACTTCATAGTTTTTTGCTTTTGCACCAATACTTTTTC